GAAGAAAAACCAAAAGAAGAAGAGAAGGAAAAGTCAGACGAATCTAAAGACGAAAAAGAAGATAAAGAAAAGTCTTCATCCGTTTTAGATACCTTATCTAAGATTGAGTCAATAGTAACGAAGTTCGATACTTCCAAACTAGAGAAAGCAATCGGAGATATTGGTGACAGAGTTAAAGCCTTAGAAACTTTAAAGACTGTTACCGAAAAAGCAATGGAAGAACCAACAGACTTACCAGTAAAACCACAGGTTTCGGCCAGTGAAGATATTGGTGCAAAAGTCAAGGTACCAGACACATACCAAAGTAATTCTCAGCAAGCCAGTATTGGGGACTCAGACCCTCAAAACGAAAAGCCATCTGATAAAGGTGGATTAAGCATGCAAGAGAAAGCTGTAGAAAAACCAACACCAGTAGCAAAATCTATTGAAGTTGAGAAATCTAACACGCAAGACACTTTGAGACCCCCAACATTTGAAACAGCACACGAGATTTTAAAGTCACGCGGTGATGCATTTAATGCTAACCCTGTGCTAAAAGCTTGTCGTGAAACTCCTTATTCGGAGTTAGGTCAAATTGTAGGTCGCGGTATAATGAAAGGTAAATACGGTGCTCCATTAGACGGTGAGGTAGCAAGATGGTAAAAATCGAAACTATAGATGAGTTACAAGCTCTTTACTACGGTTACAATAGAAATATGCTACAGAAAGCAGACTGTAACATGAGTGTTGGCACCACTGGCGTTTTTAACGCAGTGTTTGGTGCTTATGCATGGGCTCAATTAAATCTTGAAGCTAATGCATTTGGTGTACTACCAAAATACCCTTGGGACAAGTCAGGATTCAGAGCGATCACTGCAAAAGCTGATTGTGTAGGATGTATCACATGTGGTACTACATTAGGAGGAACTCCTGAAGGTGGTGTCATTGCTGACACAGAAATACCAACGTTTGCAGAAATCGAGTTAAGACCAAAGACAGCTCAATTACCATTCGGAACATCCGAGGTAATGGAATGGTTAGCAACACACTCTAAAGACGATATATGGGGAGGTCTAGGTTCACTTAGACTATTCATGGCGGTTCAACATAAAGAACTGTTAAACCGTATGATCTTAAGAGACATTGAAGGACCAGCAGATGATGCAGGTGCTTGTGCAAATCATACCACAGAAGTTAATTGGGAATCATTGGATAGAATTGTTTCATCTGATGGAGAAGAGGATCAATTAGGAGGTTGTTCAACTAGTTTTTACGACCCTTGGATTGACTCAGCTACAATAGATAGAGACGGCGCAAATGCCGCATTCGATACTACTGTTTGTTCAGCAAGCGGTACAATCGGAACTAACGGTATCTTAACAGACGATGTTATCAGAACATTCCTAAGAAAGATTAGGATTGCAGCTGGTAAAGATCCCAACGTGCTCATCGGTTCACACGAGGCCTATTCTGAAATACAGGGTCTATACCAACCATCCGTAAGGATTCCAAATCCATATGGTGAAAAATTGGTACAGATTGATGTTAACGGAATACAGACCTTTAAAGGAACTGGTGTAGGTATACACGTAGACAGCATATATGGAGTACCATTTATTCCAACAAAAGACGCACCATCGGATACATCTTGTTGTACCCCAGATGCGTGTGAGGTAGGTAGAATTTTCGGATTAGATACATCTGATGCCGAAGGTTATGGTTACCCAAGAATGGGATTAATGATAGCTATTCCAACCGAGTATTATGAAGCCACTAGACGTTCACCCGGATATCCATTCATCAACGATGCATTTGTTGAGAAAGGACTATTCAGAACTATGGGTGAGACGACTTGTCGACATTTCAAATCTCAAGGAAAAATTCGGGACATAAAACTCTAGGTGATATAGGATGGTAACTACTATTACAGTCAATTCCACATGGAAAGGATTTGTAGGTAAAGTAGGCTTTACTTCTGCGCAAGACGCAAGTAAAGTAAAAGAGACCATAGTTTGTGTCGCTATAGGAGCGTGTAACGCATATCCAGCATGTAGTGCAGGATATACAGTAGACCTATCAGCATGCGGGGCTATTTCTAAAGTATTATTTGTAGAAGTAGAACCACAAGTAATAGGTTGTAATACTACGTTAATAACAAAC